AACATATCATCAATAGCTAAGCTAGTTGATCTGTTAACAAACATCATGTACTCTTCAATAGCACCTTGCTTATCAAATTCAGCAAGTATTGCATCAAACTCAGCTAAGTCAGTAGCAGCGTTAACACCAGTTACACCTGTAGTTACGTTACCTCTTGATTCAATAGCAGCAAATAAACCTTGTGTACCTGCGCTATCAGCGTTAGTTGTTAAGAAATCAGCTATATCATCTGTACCAGAAACTGCAAGCTCACCTTCTAACATTGCCATTTCAATGTAATCAGTGAAACGAGCTCTTGTATCAGCTTCAGCTTTTAGGTACCATAAGTAACCTGATTGTCCGTTTTCAGCAGAAACTTCTACCCAACCAATTCTAGATGCATCAGAACCATTAACTTCGTAATAGTCTTTCATAATGATTGGCTTGTTAGTAAAAGTGTTGAATTTAGGTTCATTAGCTTCTCTTCTATCAGCAGCAGCTGCTACTTGAGAGTTGTATGATTTACCTTTTGCAAACTCAGAACCGTAAACTAGTAATGTACCAGTATTACCTTCTCCAAGAGTAGTAATATTAGCAACACCATAAGGCTCTACGTCTAATACGTCGTTTACAACTTTTACTACTAAACATTTTAGTACAGCAGCTGTTGTAGCAACAATGATAGTATCGTTAACTCTTACACCGTGTGATCCAGCAACGTAAGTAGCTCCAGTATCAATATGGTCTGTAATAGTTATTTCACCACCGTTTGTAGCAGCACCATCATCAACATCAGTAATTGTACACGTGTATGATAAGTGTAATCTACCTTGCTCAGACCATACTACTTGGTCAGCAGTCATAGCCTCTTCAGCCCCAACTTGATTTAAGAAACCTGAAATAGTTCTCGGTCCGAAAACTTCAGCTTCTTTTTCCATTAGGTCTGGTACATATTGTTGACCCCAACCTGCGTTTGAAGCAGATGAAAGGTCTAGGTAGTTTGCTGCAGTAGCCTGCTGGATTGGACCAGGAGTACTATTTAACAAACCACCAGGATTTGAAATCGCCATAATTTTGTAATTTTAAATTAGTTATTTATTTATTTTTAATTTTAAACTTAAAGTTAGGAGAAGTATCATCGTTAAGCACTCTTACTTTAGGGCCACTTGTGTTATCATTAGAAAATGATTGCCTTGGGTCCATACTTACGTTTTTAGCCTTAGCAACACTGTCTTTCATAGCATCAGCTTTACCTTGTTCGTAAAAATGCTTAGCAATAGCGTCGGGATTCATTGCTGTATATAAAGACTTATGATAACCTGCAGCATCTGACATTTCGTTATTTTTATTCAAGAACTTCTTGACAAAATTGTTAATGTCGCTTTGGGTTTCTTTTACCTCACCAGCG